GTCTTACGATCCCATCCACCACGAGGCACCCTTGATCATCGGACACGATCAACAGGACGATACGCCAGCGCTCGGTTGGGTACGTAAAGTGTGGAGAAAAGGCAAAGAACTTTGGGGTAAGGTCGAACTTACCCCCAAGGCCGAACAGCTCATCAAAGATGGGGTGTTCAAAAAAGTAAGTAGTTCATTCTATCTGCCTGAGGCTGAAACGAATCCTACACCTGGGAAACTATCCCTACGTCATCTCGGTTTGGTTTCTATTCCGGCAGTTAAAGGACTCACTGCTTTTTCGGAGGAATCCGAACAGCAAACGATCACAATTACCCCCTCCGAAGGGGAGTCTTCTATTTCGTTTAAAGAACACTTAGGAAAAAATCAAACTATGGCTAGGAAGAAAACCAAACCAGAAACTCCCGCTTCGGTTTCCTCGGTTATCGAGCATACCGAGGGTGGTGGGATGACTGTCAATATCAACATTGGCGGAGGCGATAAGCCTAAGAGCAATGTGTATGACGACAGCGGAAACCAGATCTCCGAAACAGGAGCTCCTGCTGAGTACGACATGGACTACGGTATGGAGTCTGATACGGAAGCGGACCCGGCCATGAACACGGCTGATGATTCTTCTTCTGACGATCTCGGTTTAGAGGATGGCGGTCCCGACGATACTGATGGCACCGATGGTGCTGACGCTACCGACGGAATGGACGGCACTGACGGCACCGACAGCACTGATCCCACTGGCGATGACGGAGGCGACATGGCTCCTGACGCCGGTATGAACGGAGGAGCGGACGACTCCTCCACTGAGCCTTCCGAAGAAGGCGATGGGGCACCTGATGATGGCACCGAGGATATCTCTGGTGACATGGAGGGAGATGATCAGAAGATCGCCCAACTCGCCTCGGAATACGAAATCGACGAGCTAATCAAGGCTCTAGCTCTTAAAACAGATGCCGCTTCCATGATGGAAGGACAGGGAATGTCTTACGGTGAGATGCCCGAGGGCCTTAAGAAGGCCATGGAGGCTAAGAAAAAGGGAGAAGGTGAGAGCAAAGACGAAGAGAAGAAGGAAGAGGATTCGGAAGACATGGGCGAGAAGTGCACCGACGCTGGCGAGCCCAGCGGAGCTGGTGAACCTTCATCGGAAAAGGTGAAGGGCGCTGACGAGCCTAAGGGAGAGCAGGTTTACGCCGAAGAGGAAGCTGCCGAGGAAGACGAGGAAGTTTCCGAGCACGGCGAAGGCTGCAAGGACTACGAAGAGGATGAAGACGAGAAGAAAAAGAAAATGATGAAGAGTGACATGTCAAAAGAGACCACTCCTGAAGAGGCTACAGGAACTCTGGATCATAGCGAGTCCGCTATGGGAGTTCAGGGACAGAATGACCTTCAAGCCCGGGTAGCCGAACTGGAAGAGGAACTTGCCAGACAGAAAAAGCTCATGAGAGAGAAAGAAATCTCTGATTTCTGTGAGACTCTCTACGGCGAGGGTAAACTGACTCAGCAGATCGTCTCTAAGACCGATCTCGTTAGATTCATGGAGACTCTCAATAATAAGAACTCGGTGAACTTCTCCGAGACAGGCAAAGCCTCCCAATTTGACTTCTTCAAAGGTGTTCTGGAGAAACTGCCCTCCATGGTCAGCTTTGAGGAATTTGCCACCCCCGCTTCCGCTCCCAAGAGCAGAAAGCAACCCTCTCCTTCGGCCGACGGTTACATCTACGATCCCGCCACTGCAGACCTCCACGCTCAAGCGCTGGACTACGCAGAGGAAAAGGGCGTTGAGTACACCATCGCTCTGAAGGCTGTTCTATCCAACTCATAAGGAGATTAACAAATGGCTAAGGACCCACGTTACATGTCCTTTGACCACCAGTATGTTGAGACTGTGACCGTCACCGACGCCACAGCCCTCACCAACGGTGTCGAGGCTCATCGCTTTGTTAAGCGCGACGGCGCTTACCCCTCCGCCAACGGCTACGCCGCTGGTGTGAATGTCTACCGCATCTACGGCCAAGGCCAGCTGAACGCCAACGGCTACCAAGTCGATAACGGTTCGACTCTGGTGTACGAAGGTCAGCTGAATCCTTCGACCACACCCTACAAGCCCGGTGTATTCCCTTATCAGGGCCTGGCTTCCATCGTGACCACTGGTATCGTAATTGTTCAAGTGGCCGCTTCTCAGACCATCGTAGTCGATTCCCCGATCTTCGCTAACGCTTCTGGCCAGGCCGTAACCGGCGCTGCTGGAACTGGCAAGATTGTTCTAGGTCGTGCCCTCGATGCCGTGACCACTGGCGCTGGAGAAACCTCCTACGTTCGTGTGAAGCTCGGCAACGAAGCCGGTGCCGCTCTAGCTTGATAATAGATACCTAAAGGAGATTAACAATCATGATGAATCTTGATCAGGTCCGCGTAATTGACCCTATTCTTACGCAACTCGCTCAAGGGTACAAGAACGCTGAAGGCGTAGCAACCTTCTTCGCTCCTGCAGTATCTATGAATACTCGCGCTGGACGTACCCTGGTTTTTGGTAAGGAAGCTTTCGCAGCTCAGTCCTTCCTCCGCGCTCCTGGAACTAACATCCAGAAGATCCAGAACCAATTCGGAACCCGTTCGTTCGCTCTCCGTCAGGAAGCGATCAGCTGGGAAATCGCCGAAGAGGTGGCCGCTGAGGCTAAGAACGGAGCAGCTCAGATCGACCTTCGCCAGTTTGCCGCTAAGGACGCCGCGAATCGTCTGATGCAGTCCTGGGAAGTTCAGGTTGCCACTGCCGTGACCGACACCACTCAGTACGAGACCAATAACGTGCTGAACCTGGCCACCTACAATGGTGGTGCTGATCAGTTCAATAGCCCAACCGCCGACGTGGAAGTGCTGATGGACGACGCCAAGGAGCAGGTCCGCAGCCAGATCGGTGTGTACCCCAATAAGCTGGTGCTCTCACCAGACGCCTTTAACGCTCTAAAGCGTAACAAGCGTATCCGTGACTTCATGCAGCGCGGTGTGCTGGTCGACGAGAAGACTCTCGCTCAGATCTTTGGTCTGGACGAGATTCGCGTGGCCCGCAGACTGAAGCTGAATCAGTCCACCGGTGCTCTGGAGAACATCTACAACAACACCGCGATCCTCTTCTACCATCCTTCCGCCTCCACCGACGGCTTCATGCCCGCCCTGGACGCCAACTATGGTAACCCCGCTTTCGCTTACACCTACACTCTGAGTGGTTATCCTATCTCCACTCCTGAGCGCTTCAACATCGAGCGCAGAGTGTTCACCGGTGACATCCTTGTCGAGCGCTCCTTCGAGCTCGTGGGCATGGGTGAGAACGGAAAGTGCGGCGCTGGTTTCATCTTCCAGAACCCTGTTGCTTGAGCTTAACCTCAAGAAGCTAAAATCGAGGCCTTCGGGCCTCTTTTTTTTATGCGGTTTTTAACAGTAAAGAGTCTATTTTTTCTTTGAGTTGCTGGAGTCTACTTAAGTTTTGCTGATAGATTCTATCGTTAAAGTCCTTGTTGCCAAAAAGCTGGTCCAGAGTCACCGTTATATGAATATCCAGCTCCAGGTAAGAGTCCAAAATCCCCTTCAGCCTTTCTATGACTACTGCGTCTCCTTCATGTATATCGCTTACAACCTTCTCCAAATAACTAACCGTCCTCTTGATAACAAAAGTATCTGTACGTATATCCCTCTTTAAAGCTAGGTCCAATGACTTTAGGTACGCTTCATATAGACTCATAGCACGATAACCCGTATCCGCGAATTATACCATAATCCAACCCCTATAAGTTTTTATCCTTCCACTTGCTAATGCTGATAATTTATTTTTGTTCAGAGATAATTCAGGTAATGTTTTTACCAATTCAAAAATTGCCAAATTTTTATACACGCCATAGATGGGATGACTCCATGTTCTCAACTTACAATTAGGATTTTTTCTCCCAACGTATTGTCCTTTAGTGGACTCAGACATTTTTCTTTTTGCCTCCTCAGTATGACCAATTCCGAACAATGGGTGGTTTTCTCCCCTAAATGCCATTGAGATCTTCTCTTTTGATTCCGCTGTATGTTTTCTACCTAAAGCTTTATCGGATATTTTTTTCCTAGTTTCAATAGAATGCTTTTTGCCAAACATTCCATTTTTGTCTCCCTTGCGCGATTGACTCCATCTTTTTTTAGTTTCCTCAGAATGTGTTTTCCCAGTTAGGGAATTAGAAATTCTTCTTTTTCTCTCCTCGGTTAGTGGTGTAGGTTTATAATATCCGGCGTATCCAGCATTTAGGCAATGAGGATCATTAATAAAGTATTTTATTAGTCTATTTTCCACCTCTCTACAATTCCTATATCCTGTTTTGGTATAGTCAAAAAACTCTAAGATTTGCTTCTTAGGCGTATACACTTTCCAGTACCATTTGTTTGTTTTAGGAGAGCCAAAATATTCTTCTCCCCCTACTTTCTCTTTTTTACTTCCAAAGTAATAGAAAGGTACTTCTTCAAAAGTTATTTTGTAGGTATAAATTCTGGGTTTCATGTAAGTAATTTCAATGTTTATTAGTCCTAATATTGAACTATAAACAACAATTGTTTAAAGTAAGATAAGATAAATTGTAAAATGTCGCAACCACTACCAGACAAATTTGGTGTTGCAGATAATTGTAGTCCCGCCACTGTGGATTACTTTATTGAAGTTTTTGGTTATCAGGAAGCTATCGAATTAGGATCGATAGATGATCCAACAAGAAATACAATCAATTACGATAAGATTCAGATAGCACTCAATGATGCTGCTACTCTGATTAACAACTACATCATCACCGCGCCGCCACAGGGTAAAATCCTCATCGCAGGATCCTATCGTCGCACTCAAGCTGTTATTGCGAGGTGGTATCTTGATACCCTCCGCCCTCGTCAGCAGGTTGTCGAAGCCGCTGAGAAAGCACTCGAGCAACTGGAGCTCTGGGCGGCTAAGGCCTCACCCTCCACAGGCCTGAAGTGGCAGGAAGCGTACCGCTACTGGGGGAGTGGATGCACGATGACGAAGAGCTCCTACAGGAGAGGCAGAAGCTTCACTGAGCCGTCCACAAGCCGCTGGGTGCTTCGCGAGGGAGGCAACAACCGCTGGTGGCAGTTCCCACGCAAGGAGGCTATCTCGGTGTCTCGGGACAACTCCGAGAGGATCTCAGATGGAGCGGTTGGTATCTCCGGCATGATGTCCGAGTCGACGCTCGAAGTCAATGAGCTCTTTGACGCCCTGGAGACCACGAGAGGACTCTCCTCATTCACGAATACCCAAGACGCCGTGGATCCTGAGGATGGAGACACTATCGTCGCCACTAACACGATTCCTAGCGCCGACGGAAACTTCGACAACTACAACGGCCTTCAAGAAGGTAACACGTTCTAATCATGAGTAACCAACCCTACGGATACGATCCATTTAACGCCGGCCCGGCCGACGGCCAAGCCTTCCTGCTCTCTGATGGCGGAGCGCCAACCAACTGCTACTACGGTCCGAGTTACGGTCTGTCGCTAAGCGGCAGGGTCGGTGTGTTTCCAGACGGAGCACCGTACAAGCAGTCGGCCGCGGAGCTGAGGCAGTACATTGTCGCCCTGGAGTCTACGAGAAAGCTCCAGGATCTCGCCGACGTGAACTTCACCAGGAACGTTAAGCCTGGCGACGCGCTTCTCTACAATTACACAACGGGTTACTGGGAGCTACAGGACTTTATTAGTGGCGGAGGGTGGTGATCCGTGCTTCTAGAGATCGAAAACCAGCTCCATAAGAGAGTGCATAGTGCCTTGGGGCAGAGTGCCGTGGTGCTCCGCCTTGCCGAGGAGCTCGATGAGTCGGGACGCGTATCCGAGCAGACTATGATCATAGTCAGCTACGCCAACGAGAGCTCCTCCAACTCCAATAAGGGGGCGTACATTCCTACTGTCAGGACCAGGGCCCTCAGCTACTCGATCACAATAGTGCAGAAGCAGGTTCAGAGGGAGGGGCATAGTTTCGCCCTGCCGCTCATGGATTTGATATATGACGCCGTGACAGGATGGGTACCAGAGGTGCCGGGCCTCGAATTCCAGACGGGCTTCGAGCCCGGGCCCGGGCGCTTTGTACAGGTCACCGAAGCGTCCCAATTCATCTACGAGATGACATTCACTGTGGAAGTGAATCTCGCTGACGGTAGGTTCTACTCCCAGCCCTGCGCCGCCTTCGACCCGGTATCCATCTCCGACTTCCTGCCTCAGCGCAGCTGCCTTCTCACACCCGAGGGCAAGAATACAGGCATCGCGATATGGAGAAGGAAGACAGGAGTTGATTCGGTTGAGGAGTATCTTGTGGAGGATTCGCAGTGCAAGCGGGAGCTCTCGGACAACTTAGAGGTGACCTGCGACCCAGCTTTTGACGGAACAGCGACCTATAGATTCATACCTAGAATCGCGTTGACATTCAACTCCCAGGGGCAGAGAGCGATTGATGAGAGCAAAATCCTTGCGGGAGAACTGCAAAAGGTCTGGAAATGCTATAAAAATCACACCCAACCCCACCCACCATGGTTTAAGTTAAATATAGACTCCTCGTTGTGGAGGAATACCGCGGGAACGGTACCTAACACCAAGCCTGGAACATCTGCCAGACAGGATCTGTACCTGAAAACTAATCCAGCCTACGACAAGTAAACATGAACTCATTATTCTACTCGGTTTTCACCTCCCACCTAGCATTTAAAGGCGCTGCCCAGCTCGCCCACTGGAACGTTGTTGGAAAGGACTTCTATCAGCTCCACCTGCTCTTCGGCAAGGTGTACGAGACCCTGGACTCCCAGACTGACACTTTCGCCGAACAGGCGAGAGGACTGGGCATCGAGATCCCGGCCAGAGTGTTCAATCAAGTACCCGATATCGAGTGGAGCGCGAATATTGAGCTCGTCGAGTGGTTGATGATGCTCTGCATGAGATACAAATCTGATCTGGAGCTTTTCAGGGATGTTGCAGAGCAGGAGAAGCAGTACGGATTCGTCAATGTTATCGAAGGGTTCCTCACCGATAGTAATACACTCTGCTATCTTCTCAAGTCCACTCTGGAAATCTGAGCATTAAAAAAGCCCCAGCACTAAGTTGGGGCCCTCCTCGTATTCAGTTGTCCAGGTACCTTAGCCCCAGGAGATGCAAACGTTATGCACTCCACTTGAGATAGGACCTAGGGCGCTAAAAGACTTCGCCGATAAGTCGATGACCCTTCCGCCGGCGTAAGGCCCGCGGTCGGTAATCACTGCTCTCGTGCTACGGCCATTAGCAGTCACTGTGACAACTGTCCCGAAGGGTAGCCACTTATGCGCTGCTTGATTCGACCATGTGTCAAACCTCCGACCTGATGCAGTAATTCCACCTTGGTATCCGTCCCCTAAGCCGTAGAAGCTTGCTTCCCCGCATTGTTTTCCGGCGTGTGCAGACAGCGGAAGCGAGGAGAGAATGGCGAGGCCGAGGGTAACAATAGTTTTTTTCATGAGCTCCAATGTAAGGAACACAGCATTCCAGGGTCATCTTTGCAATCTGCAATTGTTTATAGATGAGTTAGAGATGCTATGACAGTCGCCCGGTAAGCACTTAACAAAGTCTTAACAAACGGCTGAATTTAACTTTAAACCGAAATTGTTGTCACAGTTTCTGAAACAACTGCTTGCCCTCTTTGATGTTGGAGAGCAGGGTGGAAAGCGAGATCGGTCTATGCCCACCGTTTTTAATTATACCACGGCATTTGGGGTACTTGGTCGGAGGGTAGCCAGTTCGGCGAAGTAGCACAACATCAGGGGCATCCGCTCCGACCCATCGAGTGGGTTTTTTGGCTTTGCTCATTAGAGTCGGTTCCTCCCTGAGGAATAGGGAGAAGCCGTGAGTCGATCTGAAGTAATCGTTTAAATCCTCGAATGTTTGTAATGGCATAGGTACACAGGTGCTTTTGTTACTCATCCGCTACTTCCGTCTCTAGGAGTAGCATCCAGGGCTCCGTGGGAATAAAATCCAACTCAAACAACTGATTGTTGCAGTTGCAGTATATCAGTTTAGACTCCTGGCCTTCCGGATAGAACCATAGTAGTTGGTTTTTAAGATCCATCTTGCCGGGGTCGGGTGCGGTTTTGCCCCTCTTCAGTCTGAAAAGGGACCTGTGATGACCGGCCTCTATAGTCAATCCTTTAGCTCCGTCAAATCCCGCGTAACATGGCTTCATGATAAGTTCAGAACATGGAGTTGAATACAGGGATGAGGTCCTGAACGGAGACCGATCGACCATCCCCCTCGTCCTTCTGCTGCGAGACCGTCTTGGTGCTCGAGTCGGCGGACTTACGGAAGATCCTATCGATCTCGATAGAGGAGAGCCAGGCGTTAGCCACCGGGAGCTCGTAGATACCGTAATTATACCGCATCCAGGCCCAGCACCAAGCGTGAGCGACCTGAAAGAGTGCGGCGACTCTCTCGGCCTGGGGTTCTGGGCAGAGATACAGAATGCTGTCGTGGACGGACATGCAGAATTCCGCTTCCAACTCGTATTTATCAATCAGCCACTCCATCGCGGTCATGAAGGCGTGGAGCATGGCGCTCCCGGTCGACTGAATGCACCAGTTGTTACGCATTGTCCAGAAGTCAGTTCCGACGCTCGAGGGACGGAAGGCGGTGGACATCTTCGTGCCGCTGAGGGGGTTGATCGGGCAGGGCATGTTGGCGATCCTGGCCATCTCGTTGTAGGCGTAGGAGTCGGATCCACCGATGAGGGTTTGGGAGAGCCGAGAGGCTTTCTCGCCCTTCTTGATCTTGATGAGTTTTTTGCCCATCTCCATCGCTTCCTTCATCGGGATGTTCTTGTTGCCCTTGCGAATGGTATTGGCCAGGGTCTTGGCGCCGCATCCGTAGAGCATTCCGTAATTACAGCCTTTAGCAATCGCCCTGGAGATCCCGATGGCCTTGGCAGTCATCGAGTGCATGTCGCTCCCGTCATCTTTCGATCCGGCGAGGATGGAGTGGGAGAATTGTGTACTCCCAGCCACTCTGTGCAATGAGTCGGCGAAGATGGACGCCACAACCGCCTCCTGGGCGTCGAAATCGGACTCCACGAATACGTATCCCTCGGGAGCTTGGACGCGAGTCTTGATCTCGCTGCCAATCTTATCGTACTTGGGATCGGGCACGGTCAGCCACAGATTCTCCCCAGCACGGTTGGTTGAGGTGTTGTGGGGAACCGAGGCGGGGATGATGAGGGCAAATTCCTTGCCATTGGGGGCGAGAACTCGCTCCACGTTCTGCTCCCGGACCCTGGATCGGACACTGGTCCAGTAGGCGACGTTCACGGCGAGGGAGATGAGCTCTTTCGCCTGCGGGAGGTCAGAACTGAGAATCCCCGACTCGAAGTCCTCCACGTAATCCTTCGTAAGCACTCCGCCAACATTGACTCCCTCTCCGTCCTTGTGAGGGATACGAGTATAGTCACCACTGTCCTCGTCCTTGAAACACCAGCCCTTATCCGTGAAGAATTTGATAGGCTGGTCACCCCACTTGAGGCGGAGGAGCAGGTGCGAGAGGCGGTTCTTGGTGGAAATACCCTCGATAACGGGTTTGCCATCCACGAGGTCCTTAGCGGAGACGCTTCTCACCCATTTAGGTACTCCGTACCACTTGGAGCTGGGTTTTCCGGCCTTAGTGAGCTTGAAGCTGGCCTCCCAGTCGAGTTGGGAGAGCCACGGATCGTCCTTGATGTCCTCGTCGGTAAGCTCCCCCTCGTTCCAGGATTGATAGATCTCAGTGGCCATCTTGCCGAGGAGCTCCTCCTGGCGGGCGATGGAATCCTCCCACTGCTTTTCGCAGTCGGCAAACCACTGATCCCAGTCAGAGACGACGGGGAGTTTGGCAGCGGAGATGCCGAAGTGTCCGGCAAGGGTGGTCAGGGACGGATTATTCTGGAGGTATTTGAGAACGAGGATCGAGTACAACTCGAAGGTGATCTTAACGTCATTGAGAGCGTACTTGATCAGATCGTCGCGCTGAGGCAGGAAGTCCGACATCGACGTGGCATCGACGAAGGTGTCTCTGATCTTCTTGTCCTCAGGCTCGAGCGGGATGGCTGGACGGCAGTGGAAGTTGTAGCAGTCGATGAGGTTATTCATCGATCCCTTATCCGCCCAGATCGGGTCGGCCTTATACATCGACTTCTTCGCCTGCTTCTGAATATACCACCAACGCTGGCCGGAGGCGAGGCCAGAGACGTTGATATGCGCCGACATCGTGTCAAACCACGAGTTCGTCTTGCCAAGGGCGTACGCCTCTGAGGTCCGGGCTCGGTCGTAGGCAACGTTGTGGGCGATGAACACCCCATCCTTGAGTCCCAGGTCCACTAGTTTGGGTGTGTAGGGAACTTTAGGATTTACGAAACTCTCGTGCATCCAGATGTAGTAGGCCTTCTCCGTGACCGCGGTGGCCAGGATCGGGTGGGCGAAATCGCTTCCTTTGACGAAGGTCTCGCAGTCAAAGACGCCGATCTTCTCCTCGATGCCATCCACCACCTCGGGAGAACCGTCGAATGGGTACTTTACCCATCCGGCGTACATGAAAAATTTAGTTTGATCAGGAGCGTCGGGAATCTCCGTGTAGGCAAAGTCCTTCATCAGGCGAACGCGGGCCTCCGTGACCTCCTTCGAGATGGCGTCAAAGTGCTCTTTGATATTAGAGGCCTGAAGCTCCGGAAGAGCGAAGTCGTCGATGAAGAAGTTGTCCGGATTCTTGACCGGAAAGTTGACTCCGAATCCCTCCATCTCCTCGCGGATATTATCGACTTTCTTGTCAGAAGGGGCCTTGTAGCCTACGCTATCGCCAAAGACCCTCGAGTTCATGGTGTCCGAGAGGACAACGTAGCCGAGGGAGTTCAGTTTGGACATAGAGAAAGCGTTCGTATACAGCAATCATACCACACAGCAAAAGCCCCGTCAAGGGGCAGTGGCCGGTCGGCGGAGTGGCCTAGTAGTATATGAGGAATTCCTCACGATCGGTGTAGTACACTCCCACCCCTTCGAAGTTGGTGGCGTCGATGATCCTGAGGTTCTTGCGAAAGTACGGGTAGCCGTAGTGCCCGAAGAAGTACTCCGCGCCCGGCTCTATGTGATCCTCGAGCGGGTCGTTCTTGAACCAGGGGTAACCGATACCGTTGAGAATGTCGTTTCGGTTGGAGTCAGTGTAGTGGGGGTTGTAGTAGGCGTGGGCGCAGCGATAGGTCCTGCCGTAAGACTCGAATTCCAGGGTAAGAGGGGCCGTGGCTAACCAGTGGAGAAGGTCTAGGCGGTCTTTAAGCCCCATTTCCTTGAGACACTCGAGCGTGTACTTAACCTCCTTCTGCTTGATATCGTTCTTAGGAAGGACGAGGTTTTTGAGGATATAGTTCTCGTTGTTGCCAATGATAAAGGAAGCTTGACCTTCCTCCGTAAGAGATTTTATCTTGCAAAGCATCCGTGTCGGGGACGAGCGTCTCGATCTGCGGAAGAAAGCTTTGTGGTGGATGGTATCGCCTAGAAAGACGTAGTGGTAGTCGGGGGATCGTTGCAGGATCCGGTCCAGAGTCTCTATACGGCCATGAAGGTCACCAATGATGCAGTATTTGTCAGTACTCATCCCGGCCCTCCAGGCAACAGCCGGGTGCCCACCACTTTGGAGGCTCGGTTTTCCACATGGCGAATCTCCACTTCATCCAGTTGTAGTAGTTGCGGTAGGCCTGAACCGCGTTCCCTTCCACCTTGCAGAAGTCGGGCATGGCCTGGGCGGGCTGAGTATGCCCGAGCTTAGGAAAAGTATTTACGACTTTACGTTGATCTATGGATAAGAGGCTTTGTGAACCCGAGTGCTCCTTACCGTACCTGATTTTGAATTCTTCGCAGAGATGGTGCGTAAGGCTGTAAGTCCACTCGAAATTATCCATAGACTCCCTCACCCACTTGGTGCACGGGTGGTTTTTGAATGCTCGGACGGAGTAGAAGTTCCCGTCTTTTTTACGAGCAGGGTCGAGGCCATAGTGGGCGAGCGCGACACTCATCATCTGCAGGTGCTCTATGATCATCTTGTTGACGTGCTTGTCGCAGTGAGCTTCGGCTGCGAGCTTTGGTTTGTAGTCTAGGACGAAGATGTTCATACTAAGAACCCTCTGGATAGTTTGATTCTATCACAGAGGTGGGGAGGTTGTCAAGGGCAAGTGGTCAGACGTCGTAGATCAGGCACTCCAACGACTCTGGGTATCTCTTGCAGAAGTCCCACAGCGGAGCTATAGCGCCCTCGGTTTGCGGTTCCGGCTTTACCTCGGGGGCGGTTGAGGTACGCTCCTGGAGGTTGTCGTCGTGTTCCATTGGTGATCTGGCTAGTTTTCTTTAAACCCTATGGGAGATACTGGGATCGAACCAGTGACATCCTGCTTGTAAGGCAGGCGCTCTACCGCTGAGCTAATCTCCCTCTTCGAGCTCGTCCTCGTAGCTGCTGGGTTCTTCGAAGAGCTCACGAAGCTTGAGCCTATTGGCCAGCTCCAGTAGCCTGGAGAAATCTTCTTCCTTGGTCAGTTGTTCAGCCATCGAAGAACTTTAAACTGCTACATGCACGAGAGAGGACTTGAACCTCCACGGATTACTCCATATGGGCCTAAACCATACGCGGCTACCAATTACGCCACTCGTGCTTAGGTGCGGATTGTCGGGATCGAACCGACCTCAGCGAAATTATGAGTTCCGAGCATTCACCAGATTGCTAAATCCGCAAATAGGGGCGGAGGGACTCGAACCCCCAACCGCGCGGTAATCTGCCGCATACGGAAGGTATAAGCTTCCCGCTCTGCCAATTGAGCTACACCCCCTTGTGTGTTACCCGTATATTATACCAGGTATTAGTAAGTCTGTCTAGAGTCCACGACGAATTCCTCCTTTGTCAGGAAGTCGTAGACGAGGAAGATGGCGTAGTAGCCTGGAAAGTCCACAAGCACCGATCTCACTCCACCGAGCCTCTCGCGCTTATCTTTATAAAATCTAACGGTTCTGAGAGATTTCACTTAAATTTTTGTATCTCTTGGCGGGGCTGCTCGACGTTGAACATTCTTCCAAGCACGTCACTCTCTGCTACTACAAACGAGAAGAGCATTAGCGCTCCGGCTATAATCCACCGGTATTTAGAAAGATCCGAGATCTTCTTATGAGCATCTTCCACAGAGTCTTTGATCTCTTTCACTCCTGTGTTGAACTTCTCAAGATCCTGCTTTCTCTGCTCTTTGAGCTCGTCGAGAAGCTTCATGATGGCAGCGTCGGACTGTATGGTTTGATCAAGCCGCTCCTCGTGGCGAACGAGGATCTTAGCGACGTTCTGATTTGCTTCAGAGATCTTGTCCACTGCTGCCTCGAGTTTGGCTAGCATCTCCTTAGAAAGCTCTTCGTAAACATTTAGCTTTTCCTCTAAAACGGCCATCCTTACATTCGATCCGGAGTCGGGAAGAAAGTTAACCATTTTTATAAGATGCTATTTAAAATACCAAATGGTCTTTCAACACAGATCCCTTCGCGTTTCGCACGGAGAAGGAGGGATTCGAACCCTCGATGGGGGTGGACCCCCATACAGCATTTCCAATGCTGCGCCATCAACCACTCGGCCACCTCTCCAGGCTGGGGTAGCAGGGCTCGAACCTGCGACAGGACGGTTAACAGCCGTCTGCTCTACCAACTGAGCTATACCCCAAGCCCCCGACTGGATTTGAACCAGCAATCTTCGCTTTACAAGAGCGCTGCATTACCATTATGCTACAAGGGCATTATGCCTCATAAGAAGCAACGGAAAGGAGAGGATTCGAACCTCCGGAGACTTTCATCTCTTTTGTTTTCGAGACAAACGCCTTAAACAACTCGGCCACCTTTCCAATTTTGATGGAGTAAGTGTGTTATATCTTATATATAACAGGGACTTACCCTCTATCAATAGTATATATGACATTTAATTGAATGTCAACGTCCTCTGCAGGATTTGAACCTGCGACTTCTTGGTTCGTAGCCAAGCACTCTATTCCGCTGAGTTAAGAGGACAGGCGAAGGGATAGGGACTTGAACCCTAACTAGAACTTTTGGAGAGTTCCGTGCTACCAATTACACCATCCCAACGGGGTGTCGTATGAGAATTGAACTCATCTTTTCTGTTCCACAAACAGATGCCTTAACCACTAGGCTAACGACACAAGGCAGTGAGTAGAATCGAACTACCGACATAGAGGGTATGAATCTCTTGTTCTAGCACTGAACTGCACTGCCAACGGAAGTGGTTG